CCATCACCGATAAGATTGCCTTGAGCATCTACTATATAAGCACCCATATTTGAACAACCAAACCCTTCAATTTGCTTTGCATAATCTCCAGACAAAGAAAGCATTTGACCGCTAAAAGTTTTAACGCCGTTACGAATCTTCACGTTTTTTCCACTTGGAAAATCTTCCGTAACCGGGTCACCTCTTTCGTTCGTTACGTTTTCCATTTCTGGAAGTGGGTAAAACCTTTTCTTATCGTCAGCATCATTAATGAAAGCCTGAATTAAGGCGTTGTCATAAGCAGTTGCTACCGTTAAACGATTAGGATTATTACTAGAGTCCACCATAGGGACTAGAATTAGACGTTTTGCAACGTCTTGAATTGGCATACAACCAGGTGTGCCAGTATTTGATAAAGTTACGTTGCAATCACAAGATGCCGCCATAATGTTAAGTTTTTAATTTAATACAAAAATAAGTAATTTTATTCAATGTCAAAACCAATATTAAATCCTGAGCCAAAAGCAAAACCGTTGACGGTAATACTTTGTCGTGTTGGGCAAACCATACTCCTTTTAATTGGTATGTCTATCGATGCCTCTACGCCCGAAAGCATTGAAACCGTTAAGATATTCGTGTCCTCCGATTGGCTTACAGAATCACCTCCGACAATAAACTTTTCGTGGCTTATAAAATCAGTCGAACCGATTAAACCCGTTTGAGTACTTTTTTTAATCGATGAATAAGTCGATTGAGCCAGTGACATCATCGGTTCAATTATTTCAGTCCTTCTTTTTTCGCTTAAATAGTCACCGTATTTATCTGAGTTAAGAAAGAACAACCTGACCGAACCTTCCGAATCTATAACGCTGTCAACATCTGCGCTCCTGCTTCTGGTTTGTCGGTTGAAACACCACACAATTGGAAACCAAGTAGACGTATTTCCGTTTGACCTTGCTTTTAATAGCAGTTCAAAGTTTGTTTGGGTTAATGAACCAGCTACAAAGTAAGGATTTTGCAAAGGTTTCTCACCTGTGCTTGGTGCAAGTGCTTGCTTGTTTTCTTCTTGAACTATAAAGAATTTGTTTATAGTAAAATCGGTTACCTTATAATCGTTTCCGTCAATTGTTAGCCTAGCTTTCGTATTTAACCAGTGTGTATTTAGCGTATAACATTTATATCTGCTATCAGATAGCACTTCAACGAAATAAATGTCAACCTTTAAATTTAGATTTGCAATTATTCCACTTAAAAGGTTTTCTACTAATATCATAAAGGGCTGTATAAATCAGGTACAAATCCGTTAAAATCTGGGTAATCCGTTGGGTTTTCCCTAACATAACCTTGCAAACTAGTTATATTTTCAAAGTTTCTATTGGTTAAAAGTCCGTTTTTGGTTATTAAACTATTCGACTGAGCCGCTTCTTGGGTTATTCTCATATTTCCAGAACCGCTATTAAATGCAGTCTGGTCACTAGTAAAAGAAATAAAGACCATTGTTTTCAGAATGTCCTTTAATCCTGTTGTGTGATACGGTTCATTTGAGATAGTAAAGTCCAATTCATTGAAAATAGTCACATATTTTGCTGTCTGTGGTATTCTAGGCGTTCCTGTTAGGTCAGCTATAAACGCATCGCCTAAAGTCTTGCCTAGTATCAACCTAATATTGTTATTTTCTAGCTTTTCAGTAATGTAAAAGTCTAGTTCATCAACACTAAACTGGTTTTCTGTTATTGCTGTGATTCCGCTGTGGAAATCTTGCCTTTGAATTATCGTTGCCATTTTAAAAAAATACTAATACTATCTAAATGAAATATCCCTCAGTTGCTAATGTGTCCACATACTCAACAATGTTGGCTGTTCCTAGATTATCTGCTAGGTCTGTGAAGTTTACCGTTTGAGCATTTAGGTTGTTATCTGTAGGTATTACTTGCATAAATCCACCTATTGCAGATGCTCCATTTGTTGCAATTACGCTGGCTTTTGAAAAGTAATATTGAAAGCCTCCACCTGCATTAGATTCTTTGGTCACACTGTGGGTTGAATGTGCAATTATTTCTATTGAATAAGCCATTTTATACTATTTCAATTAAGCCTTTACGCTTTAAATTATTGGCTGCAAGCTGTGCAGTTTTAAAAGACTCTGCAATAGTGCAAAGGTCTAATATTTTACCCTTTTTAAACGTCTTACCCATATACGGAAAAGGCTTTAAAAACTTAATCATTAGTTTGTCTTGCATTATTTAGATTTCTTTCTTGTGGTTTTCTGCGCTGGTTTTGCTGCGCCTTTTTCCTCCGCTTGACCATTTTTACACATTGCCTTGCCACTATGCTCTGCAACTTCGTATTCTTTTCCAATTACCAAATGCTGAATTTTTCCAGCCTTCACTTTTTTTCCTATAATTATCATCTGTCTTATTTTTATCAAAGGTATAAAAAAAGCCCCAACAATATGAAGGGGCTTTTTAACTATATTCTAAACTAGACTATACAGTTTCTAAAGCTGCTTTGTCAGCTGCAAATGAACCTTTAACAAATGCAGTTCTATCGTTATTCTTAACGTAAACCACACCTCTCCATTCAGCTCTAATTGTCTTAAAGTTCTTAATGAAGTTGTCGCCAGTATATCCAACGTCGATTGATACACCAGACTTAGTTCTGATATGCGCTTTTGTAAAGTCACCAATCAAATATTGACCAGCGTCAACTAGAGTAGTTTCTACAATTGGAACTCCGTCTAAAGATAAAGAACCAGCTACCATTGCTAAACGCTCCACATATCTCTTATCAGTAGAACTAACTTTTACCATTTTTAAAGTGGTAACGTCAGAAGGATTCATAAAGATATAATTTGGCATTCCTTGTTCAGCTATCTTAATTTGATTTGCTGCTACTGTAAGAACGTCTACTTCATTAGCGTTATCAACTGCTAAAGCAAATGTTCCAGCAGCGAATGAAGTTGCAGTAGTGAATACTCCATTCAATTGTGGGCTTGCTCCTGAACCACCATAAGCACCTAATTCAACAGCTTTCAATAACTCACGATTCAATTCGTTGTTGATTTCAGTAGCCATAAATTCTACGTCGTCTAACATTTCGTCTGTAATCGTAATGAAAGCAGTTGTCTTTTCAACTTTTTGAGTACCTACTGCTAAATCAAAGTCGATTTGATTTTTAAGTGCTGCCTCGTCTGTTTGTCCAGCCGTTCCTTCTTTACCACTTTGATAAACCCATTCAACAAGGTTAGAAGAGATAGTTCCAGATTGAAGAACGTCTAAGAATTTGATTTCCCTTGAAGCAACCATATTCATTCCCGGTAGCCTTTCAGCTTGTGGAATTTGTCCAGTTACGTTTGTTCCAAAAGTCATATCAACAGGAGCCTTCAAAGTAATCTTAACGCTTTCTCCGTTCTTGTAACGGCTTATTTCGTTTTTCTTTTCCTTCAACTGCTCAAGGATTGACTTGCTTTGAGAAGTTTCTGTTTTTGTCAATTTATCAACTGCTGATTTAATAGCAGCACCTTGTGACAATAAAATAGCCTCGTGCTTTGCGCCTAATTCAGCTAAAGCCTTTGACTGCTCTTTGCCTAATTCAGCTAATTCTTCTTTTGATACACCAGACTTTACAGCCTCGTCTACTTTAATTGCTACGCTGCTCATATATTCAGCGATATGCCCTGCTTGCGCTTCTGCGCTTAATTCTTTGATTGCAGCTTCGTCTAAATTTTTCTCAGCCGTCAACCACGTATTAAAATCTTTCATTTTCTTTGTGTTAAATGATTAAATAATGGATTAATTTTCTTTTGCGGCTTCTCGACCTCTGGAAGTGTCTTAACAACGGCTTCACCTTCTTGAAGTGCTTTGAATTGATTGCAAAAATGCAAAAAATTCTCTTTAGTTGGATTGTTTTTGACTTGTTCGCTTAGTTCATTTAAAGCCTCAAAGTCATAAGTTTTAGTTTCTAGTGTCGGGGTCAATTCGTTTGAGCCAGCAATTACACAGCTAATCTCAATTAGCTTTGCCTCTGTTACTGCCCAAAAGAAACCCTGCTCCTCAGCCTTTTCTAAATTGATTACTTCGTCCTTGTATTTGTTCCAAGTAGCATACTCTTCTTCTTCCTCTGGGTCGTTTACAGCCAAGTCAATTTTAACGTATTGCATACCTACAGAATGCTGGTTAATTGAGCCGTTCAAATAATCCTTGAATATATTAGGATTTCTTTCCTTTTCTATTCGTGTATCCATTAATAAAGCGGTTGTCGTTCCTCCTGTTTTCAAGCCCACATCAGCCCAAGAAACTTCTTTTTCATAAACTTCTAAAGGTGTACCAACTTTCGCGGCTAATTCGTGTACGTGGTCGTGCAGGTGTAAGACTTTTGTTCCGTTTTCTTTGATTGATTTAGAGAAAATTCCTTTAAAGTGTACGTCATCGTGACTATCCATAAATCCATAGGTATTCCCGACAATTGTTCTATGTATTTCGGTGTCTGAATCTGCAGTATTAACATCGGCTTTCGTTGTTATTTGGGCTTTTGTATCAAAGCTAATAATGTCACCTTTTTTTAATTGGGCTTTCTTCAGCTTAATAATTTCAGCTTTGTTTTTTATGAGTTCTTTGATATTCATTTCCGTATGATTTTCTTATTTTCAATCGCCTTCTTTTTAGCCTTTAAAGACTTACTTAGCTTTTCCTTATCAACTTTAATAACCTTTATCTTATCGCTCATTTTGTGTAGTTTGTTTAGCAGGTGCGCTTGCTACATTCATTGCTGGTTCGTTAATTTCCTCAAGTCCTATCTCAGCACGCGCCTCATTTGGTGTTATAATTCCAGCTTTTACGTCTTCTCTGGCTTCTTTTCTTCGCTCTGTTGGTGTTGGATTTAAAGCATCAATTTCGGAAGTCTTAACTTTTAAACAATAATCACCAAATTGACTCAAGAATTTACGCTCATAGGCTGCGGCAATCTTGTAAAAAGTAGGAATGTAAAGTTCTGAATACGCTTCTTTCTTCGCTTCTTTTACGTTGTTGTATGTAGCTGTTGCATTATCGTTTACTAGAACGGAAGGCAAGCCCCAAACAGCAGAAAGTTCACGAATTAATTGAGTTTTATTTTCAATTGTTTGCATATCGGTTGACGATGCATTAAGCTGTTGAACGGTTACAGGTGTTTTAATAACGTGTACGCTATTCATTTTATCCGCTCCGCCTATTACCCTGTTCAAAGCCTTTTGCAAGAATGTTTGGTCTTTTGGTTGCATTGATTGACCTGCATCACCTGCTGCGCTAACCAAAGCAGAAACACCTCTGTTTTGAAAGTATTCGCTTAAAGCAATCTCAATGTTATTTGAGGCGTTTAGAATATTCTGAGCAGCTTGTAGTGGGCTTAATCCGTTTTTGTCTTGCAGTCCTGTGATAGTTGGGTTATTCATTGCAACGTGCATTACAAATTCAGGGTCTATTTTTTTAACAAATAAAGCATTATTAAAATCATAACTCTGGACATTGCTTAAAATACTACTATCGTAATTATTAATCTCTACATTTTGAGGCGGCAAAATTACTTGTCTGCCACCCATAAAGCCAACAGAATCAACATCATTGTAAATATAGCCTTCACCAGTTAATTCGTAAAATGTTACCAATTGCTCCCAAAACTCATTAAAACTTTGAAAGTCATTAGGCTTAAAAACGAAATCGTAAACGTCTCCGCTTTCAATTTCTTCGCCTGTGTTCTTATCGTAAATGTAAATAGGTAGATTTGCGATGGCTACAGATATTCGTTTAACAATCGTATAAACAACTGCGCTTCCTAAATACCCCCTTTGAATCGCCTCTTGGTCTGATATGGTAGAACCGTTTAGTCCTTCGCCAATCTTAAAAAAATTGTTTGGAAATGCTTGTAAATTATCCCTTAAACGTCTCCCAAAATCATTGTATGACATATTTCTACCTTTAGATGCAAAATTAACCAAAATTTATCTTATAGCCCCCAAAGATGCAACTGCGTGTATGCGTACCCAATCCCATCAATTGAATGATTATCCCTGTCTACTGGTAGTTCTGCTCTCTTATTGCTCCAAACATAGCTATTTAACTCCTTTTCAATGTCAGGCGAATCATCAACAATGATAAGATATTCTTGCAGCCACCTCAAACGCTCCGCTACAATTCCAGCCCTTTTATATGCTTTTACTGCGTTATAATTTGCCTGTCTTAACTGGTCAATGTTTAAGGGTTCTGAGCTATCGCAGACAATTAAGTCATCATTTTTGCAGTTGGATTCTATAACGCTTAAAATATTAGGCATTGATAAATTCGAAGCGTATGCTATTTGTTTAACGTAAAGGATTTTTGCTTTTTTATCTACCGCTATTTTGGTCAGCGTAAACGGGTCAGTCCATCCCCAATCTAATCCAAACACATACTGAAGCGAATCGTTAAACTTTCCTCTTTTCCACCGTTTTAAAATAGCCCCCTCTAGCGGTGCATACTCCCCTTTCCCGTAAACCTTCCATCTGTATTCATCTGCAGTTCCTTGCTCAATGTTTTCAGGCGTTGGTTTGTAGCTTAGAATCTTATTAATAATACTTTGGTCCAGGAATGGGTTATTGTCATAGGTACTTTTTAAAGTTCTTACATTATCCCTCCGCTCATATTCCTTTTCCTTCAGCCAAAACTCACCAGATGGGTTAAAATCTACCCAAGTATGGGTTTTTGTCCTCACATAAATAGCCTCAAATATTCCGAAACTGATG